GCAACGAGTCGTGACAACTTAGTATGGTCGGTATCCCATCTCTGCTTGATATGTTTTCAAATCTTCGTATCGCTGGGTTGCGATCTCTCGCACGTCTGCAAAGTATTCTTTGAGCACCTGCGGTGTGAGCTGCGATAGGTTGTACCCTTTGACGGTGGTGCGTCCTTTGCATTCCCCGCAGGTAACGTCATAGCGTCCAGACATATAGCCGTCCATAAAGTCGTCGTCCCAGTGATCCTGTTCGTGTAATTCAGACATGCTCATGCCATCGAATGCGGGGTTGCCATGCTTGCCTTCGCCATTGCATGTAGGGCATACCATCCAAGCCTCTGGTATGACGTGGGCATCACCATTGCTTGAGTGCCAGATGCCATCAAACACTGGCGAGTTTTCTTTTGTTACTACCATTTCGTTCTCCTAAATATCCAAAATGATTTCGTCGAGGGTCACTGTGTTATCCTTCGCGGTAGTCCAGTTACAGTGCCCTGCGTGATATGCCTGCACCCATCGGTTAGCGGTGCGGTGTATTTCGATGCTGAGCAAAACCTTTTGCTTGGGTGTCATCTCATTAGCTGCTGCACGAATCAGTTTGTTGGTCGTGTTTTCTAAAGTCTTCATCTCGATGTTCATCGGTTCTCCCTTGGGGCCGCTATGCGGCCTCCTGTTCGTTGCTTGATTGATAGCCCTCGATGTGATCGACAGCCTGTTGTGCAAGTCTCGCTGACTTGACGATCAGCTTCTTGTCATTCTTGAGTGCCGCCAGCCAGCCGTTTAGATACTTGGCATGGTCGGCGCGTGGCTCGCTGCTCACGCCCAGCTTGATGCACTGGAACGCTGCGCCTAGTTCTGCGATCAACTCCTCGAACGCATAGCCGTCTTGATTCTTGAGTGCGAGCCGGTCGAGCCTGGACTTGTGACCCGTCCAGTGGGTCAGTTCGTGCAGTAGTGTCGAGTGATAGTTCTCGTTTGCCGTGCTGGTGTCGGTCGCTTGGAATCCGTTGCGCGGTGGCATCTGGATCTCATCGGTCGAGGGCCGATAAAATGCCTTGCCTTCGTTGCGGGTATTGATCACTGCGCCAGTGGCGGCAACCCATTCGTTGACTGCTGCGATCTGCTGGGTCTCGTCTGGCTGGTCTAGCGTGATCTGATACTGCTCGGCAAACTCACCTTCCACCTGATCGGCAGAAAACACGTTGTAGGTCTTGATCATGGGAATCTTAGTCATACGCTCGCCGTCTGGATCTGTGCGATCCTTCACGTTCAGTTGCTTGAAAAATATAATCTGTTCGCCCTTCGAGCCTTTCTTGATCTTGCAGCCCTTGGCATTCCATTGCTTTAATGAAGCGAAAGCCCCACCGCCAGCCATGCTCAGGAATAGAACATTCAAACCGTTGTAGGTGTTGCCAGTCACTGGGTTGAAGGGCCAGCCCTTCGCGCCTCCGGTCATTGGGTTAGTCCAGTTAGTGCCAGACGTTTCCATCATGGCGACAACTTTGTCGGTAACTTCTTGGTAAATATCTCGGGACATGGGATTCTCCTATTTGTTTCTCACTTTGATGATGTCTTGCGCGGTTCCTTGGACGCTGTAGCTTTGACCAACGAAACCGCCGCCAAAGTCTTTGCCTCGGTACTTCTGAAAGCCGATGGATTTTGCGATGGCGTGCGCTTCGTCGTATTCGTTGGCGAATGCCAGAAAATGGATAACGTAACGTGGGTTACCGTTTATATCGTTGTTGACTTTGAACAGGTCATAGCCTAGTTCGTCTGTCAGTTCGTCGTTTAGGTATGCTTTGTTCAGCATAGGATTTCTCCGTTGGTTATAGAATTCAGTGGCCTGTCTCATCAGTGCATCGGGGCCAATCGATACAGACCGCCGGAGCGGTTTCGACAGTTACTTAGGGGATCTTCGGTAACGCCAGTTGCTGCATGTTGCGAGGAACTCGTCTACATACATTTGCGCTTGTTTCAGTGCTCCCTGTTCTCCACGCTGAGCAATCGAGATGCGAGTCGTTCCGATGTGCTCGTCATCTATGTATTTGAGGACATAGAAACGCTCGCTATCTTTCTCGATTCGTACGCTGTACTCGGTGTTGTTTAGGTAGCCGCCAAAGGTGCGGTCTGCTGTCACTACTTCATAGGTCATCGGTATAGTCCTCTAATGTTCCACTTCTCGACTACGGGGTCGCCGTATTCGTTCTCGTCTGTGACGATATACGCCACGGTCTTTAGCACTCTCGCGTAGCGCCATCCGCTATCGTTTATCGGATTACTGCTCACCCAAACGCGCTGCCCATAGCCAAGGCTTGCCATCCTTCGGCTATGTGTATCATCGAGATCGTTGGGGCTGATGAAAAAAAGATTGTCGTATGTTCGCTCGATGAAACTGCCGGTCTGCTCGACAGTTCCTTCCAGCTTCATTGGCATAAATGCCATGCTTACACTCCCAGTTCGTTAAGTATTCGGTCGAGTTCTTCGCTTGGTATTACCTTCGCCTCGACTAGATCGGTTAGACCTGCTGTCTCGATTTCTTGCTCGATCATTAGATCCTCGAATGCTATGTGGTCGTTTAATTCCATGAGATTTCTCCGTTGTGGTTTTCTTATGTTTCGGCCTGCTATGGCCTCGTCAGTGCGCCAGCATCAGGCGCAGACAATTCGCGCATTTGTGCGTTGCTCATCGGTCATCGGTATAACTGCCCATTGATTGTCGGTTCGGATTCCTGCAACCGATTCGCTGAGTGCTGCACTGCCCGTATCGGTACACGCCACACACTCCACACAATACGACACACTGCCCGTCCGGTTCGGGTGTCGCTTTGTTCGCGTCGGGGATGCTGGACTGCCTGCTATGGGACTACCTACGCCTCCCGTCTTTGTCGCTATTGCACTCGCAACTCTGCCCATTGATTGTCGGTTCGCGTTAACTCGCTGGCGTCTCGGTCTGCCCGTTCGGGACTGCCTGCAAACGCACTGCAATAGCTATCTTCGCTGGTTAGCGTCTAGGGTCGCTGCACTGCCATCGCTGTACTCGCCACGCGATACCCCGCCGTTCCTAACCAGTCGCATCTTCCGCAAGGATCACGACTCGCCATTAAGCTAATCGGTGACGCTACCGATAGCCGTGCTGTACTGCCCATAATGGGACTCACTACGCACGACTAACGAATCACGTCAGCGATAACGTCTGCGCTGTACTGCCCTGATAGGTGCTCACTACACACAAACGCTTGCCGCGTTTCATCTTGCTAGAAGATGGTCAGACACACTGCCCTGCCTGACTAGGTGCCGGATTTAAGCACTCCGGCTTGCATCCCGATTTCGGTGTCGCTCGGGTCACGGTCTGAGTCGGTCTGCCTGCTACGGGACGCCCTGCGCTCTGACGGCATCTAAGAGACCACGAACCACGACGAACGTCATACGAAATATAGGAAAGGGTTGTATTCCTGTTGGTCATAATTCGTAAGTTGTTGTTTGTATTACGAAAAGTGGCATGTGTGGATTTTGTCGATCAGGGCAAAAAGTGTTGACGAAGGCATAGTTAGCACGATGCGCCACTTAATGTGGGTCGTTAGATGTGGTCTGTTCTGGGGTGATCTGGGGCCATAGGATAGGTGCCACTATATGGTGGCAGATTGATCGCATGAGTAAGTTAACGCCAAAGCAAGAGGCCTTTGCACGGTTAGTGGCTACTGGTAAGTCATATGCCGAGGCTTATCGGGAGGCTTACGCCAGCAAGGGTAAGGATCAGACGGTACACAATGAATCGAGCAAGCTCATGCGTAACCCGTATGTAGCCAGTAGGGTCGATGCGCTTATTGAGCAGAAGGAGCGTGCTTTAGTCCGTAAGGCTGTTGATGACCGCTCACTAGTCACAAACAAACTGAGAGCTTGGGTTGAGGATGGGATAGACCCCAAGACCGGCGACGAACCGACACAGGCACAATTGCAAGCTGCACAATTGTTAGGCCGCACTGTCGCAATGTTCAGCGACAAACAAGTAGTCGAGACAAACGATAGATCGCCGGATGAGGTAGCAGCAGAAATAGAACGCAGGCTTGCCGAGGCTAACAGTGATCGTCAGACAGAAGGAAAACCGCTGCACTAGATACAACAGTTAGCGTCACACGACTCACGAATCACAACAGTTAATGTGAGGGGTCGTTTTCCTGACGGCTGGCTTACGTTGCGATGCCCCCACCCCCCTGTGCGCGCACGCGCGTATGCATACATATACATAGTAAACCACACAAACGACT